TCTTCTTCCGCACCATATTAAATCTGAAAAGATTTAGAGTGGCTACGTAGCTCAGTTGGTTAGAGCACATCACTCATAATGATGGGGTCACAGGTTCGAATCCCGTCGTAGCCACCAATTACAATTTGATGCATTTAACGCGGTGGTGGCGGAATTGGTAGACGCGCTAGCTTCAGGTGTTAGTGTCCTTAGGACGTGAGGGTTCAAGTCCCTCCTTCCGCACCAAATGTATCGAATTCTGTAGGTCTGTCGCCAAGCGGTAAGGCAACGGGTTTTGATCCCGTCATACCCAGGTTCGAATCCTGGCAGACCTGCCATTATTTCGATGACGTGAGTAATCAGGTTATCAACAAAATTTGTGCGGAAGTGGCGAAATTGGTAGACGCACCAGATTTAGGTTCTGGCGCCGCGAGGCGTAAGAGTTCAAGTCTCTTCTTCCGCACCATTATTGAGAGCAACGACGATCGTCGTGCAGAACACTGCAGGTCTGTCGCCAAGCGGTAAGGCAACGGGTTTTGATCCCGTCATACCTAGGTTCGAATCCTAGCAGACCTGCCATTACATCGATGATTTGAGCAATCAAGTTATCAATACAATTTGCGGAAGTGGCGAAATTGGTAGACGCACCAGATTTAGGTTCTGGCGCCGCGAGGCGTAAGAGTTCAAGTCTCTTCTTCCGCACCATATAAACAACCTAGCTTCGGCTAGGTTTTGTTTTATCTGGGCTTTATTGATAGCGACATCACATCCACATCCATAACTTAAGCCGCTTTCCGGCGGAAGCTAAGCTCCTTTACATAAGACACAACGCCACCATTAGCTAAGCATTTATACGCTCTTTTGCGTGATGGCCGCTGACGTTCTCTCTTTTACGTTCTTCTTTTTAGGTTTCTCTGCCACACAAAACCAACAAATTACAGGCAATAAAAAACCCAGCTGCAGCTGGGTTTTTTCCTATCAACTCGAACTAGCCTAGAAGAGCCAGTGCTGAGTTGGGTGCCTGCTTGGCTTGTGCGAGAACAGAACTTGATGCTTGAGAAAGGATCTGCGCTTTGGTCAGTGCAGTCGTTTCTTTGGCAAAGTCTGTATCTTTGATCCGGCTCTTAGACGCATTCACGTTTTCGTTAATGTTATCTAAGTTGTTGATAGCGTGGTTGAATCGGTTTTGGAATGCACCGAGTTCAGCACGATGGCTATCCACATATTTCAAGGCAGCATCGACAATCGCCACACTCTCTTGTGCACCACCAACCGTAGTGACATCCAGAGTATCAACCGTCACGTCTTGCGCAGCACCGATACCTAACTCACCGGCAAGTGCGCCACCAAAGGTCGCAGCACCATCGATTCGGTTGTTATCAGTGAATAGCTGTAACTTACCTTCTTCATCCACCGATGCTTTGATCATGTCGGTTTGACCGTTGATGTAAGTGGCCAGCTCTTCGATATCATCCCCTTCTTTCGCATTGATCGAAATGGTGACATCGCCTTCGCGTTTGTCTTTCAGAGTGATGGTCAGATCGGTTTTACCCGCTTCCACGCCCCAGTTTTTGTCTTTACCGTTAGCCGCTTGATAGGTTTTACCTCCCATCAAAGCGTTATCGCTGCGCATATCTTTGATGTTAAGCATTACCGCTTCACCGTTATCCGCACCAATCTGGAATGATTTGGTTGCGAATGTACCGTTGAGCAGCTTGTTACCTCCGAAAGAGGTGGTTTCGGCCACACGATTAAGCTCATCATTCAACGCGGTAATTTCTTCTTGAATCGCAACACGGTCAGCTTTTGAGTTCGAACCGTTTGCTGATTGCAAGGAGAGATCACGCATACGTTGTAAGATGTTGGTGGTCTCTTTCATTGCCCCTTCCGCGGTTTGCGCCATCGAAATACCATCGTTGGCGTTACGAACGGCGACACCTAAACCTCGGCTTTGCACGTTCAAGCGGTTAGAGATCTGCAGACCGGCCGCATCGTCTTTTGCGCTGTTAATTTTGTATCCTGAAGATAGACGTTCCATTGACGATTGTTGTGCATTGGTTGCACTCGTCAAGTACCGTTGTGCTGTCATTGCTGACACGTTGGTGTTTACATTCACCGCCATAGTGGTATCTCCTATTGATTTTCCGACGTAGCGGAACTCCCAAACGGTCTCCGACGTCTCGGAAAACCAAGCAGTTCTCTCAAAGTTACCTCTATTAGCGACTCGTTGAATAAATCCTTTAGCAAAAAGATGTTTTTTTGCCCTAAACCCTCTGAAATCTATGCATCTTGAGAGATATAACACAAATCACATAAATATCAGGCTGATAGGCTCAAGTTTTATCCACAATGGCCGGGGGCATCCACTCACGCTTCGAGAACCGTTCTTCAGCGGATGATAGGAAAAAGTAGGAAAGATAAAGGTGGGGGTAAAACGCAGAAAAAAGAAAAGCCCCTTTTCATATCTGTATTCTTATACACTTTCAAAACAATAGCTTACATTTAAATAATCATCACAATGGCGACAATGTGGCGACAGAAACCAAAATAAACCCTGTTTTCGTGGCTTTTATGCCGCCACTTTTTTGTTGGCCTGTTTGCTTCTCGCCACTGATATTTTTTGAAAAACTGTTTTTGCTGTCAAATCCTCTCTATCCCTTGCTGTGCTTGGCTTTGCTAGCCCATCAACTGATCGTCATTTTCTGGCACATGATCATTAAAACCGTGACAGAATCCGTCAACGCTTCATATATTTCAATCACTTAATAAAAATCACATGATCATTTCTGATCGTCAGTTTTGCAATTAACTGAAAATAATTTCAATTTTCGAAATTTTAAAAAGGCGATTTTAAGGCACTTTCGACGGCTTGCGGTATCGTCCAGCCCCCTTGCTGCATAAGGTTTTGCGGTTTATTGCCGTTTCGATGGTGTGTGGCGTTTTTCGCTAAACCAAAATTTCGAAAAAAGTGATCCAAAAACCGCGCGGGCGGGTGTAGAGGAGCGCGGATTCCGTGGGTCAAAGGGTCGATTACGTGGCTGTATGCGCTTTGGTGTGGCTTGGGTGGGGTGTTGTGCTGCGAAGTGATGCGTTGCAGGCAAAAAGAAACGCAGCGGTTAGGCTGCGTTGTGGTGCGTTTGGTTGGCTACTGCTTTGTTATCGGGTCTAGCCGGGCTTTTAGCTGGGCACTGTCTGTGCCGTGATCGCTTATGTCACTCGCTTGGTTTGGTGCTGCGGTGGCTGCAGGTCCCGCCATCACGCCGCCGTGGGTATGGGTTGCGAGTGTGTCGGCTAATTCTTTTACAACTTGCATCAGTTCTGACACCAGAACGAGTACGTTCTCCTGCTTCGAACCAATCCATGTTTTGGGTGACTGCAACCACTGATGTTCAGCGGCGATACTGCGGCGCACTTTACCGATCACCTCAATCAGTTCTCCGGCTGTGGCTACGTGCATATTGCCTAAACTGCCCAGTTCTATGTTGTCACCTGCCAGTAGTTCGATTGCGCCTAACGCCTCGATGAGCTTTTTGCCTATGATGTTCTCTAAGCTATGTTCATCGATCAGTAACTGGTGTCGCCCAAACTCACCTGTGTATTTGTGTGCTTGCTCGGCTTGCTTGAATGCTTTGCTGGTAAAAGTCTGATCGGTTTGGTCTGTAATGTTACCAGCGGCATCAATGCGGCGGCTTACTTCTTCGCGTTGCTGCTGCAGTTGCTCACCTGGCGCGATGGTGGGTAGCGCATAATCTCGGCCATAAATGCCACGGATAAGCGGCAGATCACTGCGACCGTAAGCGAAGGCGATTTCTACTATCGTGCCTTCGAGCGGATAAGCCAGCAATCCCGATTCATGGCCGCTCATATGAACCGGCAGTGGTATCGAGCGGTAGACTGGGATGTTTTCATCTGGCTGCATGTCTTCATTGAGTACCTGTACATCAATGGCGAAGCGTGGGCGGAATGGGTCAGCGACTTGGCCTGCGGTCGCACTATCGCGCACAGCCTCTACTCTGCCGAAAATGGGCAAGTGATAACCTGCGGCGACTTCGGGCAGCATGTCATCCAGTTCACGTTTCTTGGCTGGCTTCGCGTCATCCGTCCAGAAGGCTGTCATTTCATCGCCGAACAGCTCAAGTTTAGTAATGCGTTTATCAAAGGCTATTCGCCCCGGTCTGAGCATTGGGAATGTGGCGAACGTTACGCTGTTACTGCTTTGCTTTGAGGTGAATTCGTGCGGAATGCTCATCGGCTTGTTGTAAAAATGGCTGTGCTCGTATGCGCCAAAGTAAATCACTTGGTCGGTATCTTGGTACCAGACGAAATCAGGCACTTGAAAGGCTTTACCGATTTTATCCAAGCACTGATAACCATCCCCCTGATTAACAAAGTTTGGGATCACCTTCTTGGTGTAATCCGCCTCCGGCAAGCGAAATTCCAGCCCTGTTTTTTTGGTGATGATGGCGAAAATATCCGCCATTGTTGGGTGCTCGATACTGATCGGCAATGGGTTGGAAAGTATCCCCGATAGCTCTTTCACAATAAGCCGAAATGTACCATTACTGGCTGGCTCGACTTTATCAATGAATCCCTCAAAAAATGGGGCGGTTTTCTGTTCATAGCCAATATCAAAGCGCACTAAAGCGAACCGCTCCGGCGGTGTTGTCGTCGTCACAATGAAAATGGCTTTGCCACCTAGCGATAATTTTAAGCTGACTTTGTTATCCGCCAGCTCATATTCTTCGTTGCTGATGAAAATGCGCTTGGTCAGTTTCACTTGGTCGCCTCCGCATTTTGCTGCAGTGCTTGTTGCAGTGCCGTGTTTTCTCTTTGTTGCGGCTTGTTCTTAGCTCGCCCGCGCTGCTCTTTCTGCTCGGCTACACTGTTGTGCTCTTTGAGCTTAAATGACACCTGCCACGCCATCTTGTTTTCTTGCTGTACGGCGGAAAAGTGGCCTGTGAATTTGGCATTTTTAATTTTTAATGCGTTGGCCACATCGTTAGCGACTCGATAAACCTTGCGATCACCGCTTTCATCTTTAGCGCTGCTCATGCTTTCCAGCAGTGCCAATTGAGCAAGGTCTTTAAATGCGATGAGGCCGGAGATTTCGAGCTCTGCGGCTTTGTCGCCTTGCTCGGATGTCGCGGTTAACGATGCCATGCCGCTCATATCCTGATCTTTAAACTCACGCGAGAAGTTCACCAATAGGTTTTTGATGTTAAACGTCTGTCCATCTAGTGCGAACATAATAACTCCTCAAAAAATGGCTGCTGTTGGCTGCTGATTAGCACACTGGCGATGGTGTGCGGGCAGGTGCTTGGCGCGGCGGCTTGTTCCAATTGGGTGGCGATGCTCTCCGGCGTTCCGCTGAGTTTTATGCTGTACACGCTGCCGCTCAGTGATTTAAGCGCGTTGATAGTTGCGGTGATTTCACTCAACTGATTAGCGCGCTTTTGTGCTAACGCTGACAACTTGCCTATCACATGACTTGAATCGCTGGCCAGTGATTCAAGTGTGGCGATTTGCGCCCCTTGTGCGGCGAAGTAGTCATTTAACGGGTTGGCATTTAAATGCGCATAAGGTTTAAAGCGTGGCTGAATGATACCCGCAGGCTGGTGCAGCTTTTCAGCCTCTTGTTTGCTCATGGCTTCGGCTTGGCGGTAACACTGGCACCAATCCGGTAGCGGAAATACGCGAGTGACTGCCGACAAGGTACTGACAAACTCGCCAAGGCTTTGTGTGCTGACCATGATTGCCACAGCATACAACTGACCTTTTGGCCTATGGGTATCCGAAAGGTCACGCAGTTTAGCAGCGAGTGTTTTGGTGGCGTTGGCTGGGCTTAGGTAACGGCCGGACTCTAACCTCTCCCCCACTTGGAACTGATAGGGCGTTGCACTGAGCACAGTGCCTTGATTGAGAAATGTGTTTAACTCACCGCGCAGGTTGAGTAACGCCTCTGCTGCAGCGCTTAAAGGGTGACGCCCTAAATTGGCGTCACTTTGCAGGTTGGTTAGTCGGCCAGTGGCAGCACTCATGGTGCTGCCGACTTGTTGTGTGACTGATTCCACCGTGTTCTGGATTGAGCCTGCTGACGCTGGCCATGTGAGTGCGTTGTTTTGCCACATGGTTACGCCTCTGGGTTAACAGACCAAGGGTGATCAAGCTGGATTTTCTCGCGAGCGGCAATCGCTTGGCGTTCCAGTTCGATGGCTTCCGCTTCTTTTCCCTGCAGGCGTTTGATGTTGGCCTCTGATACTAATGGGTCAACCATAGTGAAATACATGTGACGGCGCAGGTTATCAACTTGGTCAAATTCGGCGATGTATTTGGCGCTGACGTCTGTTACCCATTCGCCATCAATCCAGCGATCAAAAGCGGTTTTTCGCTCTTTGTCTGTCCAACCCTCTGGAATTAACTCTTGTTCGTCAATTTCTTTGGTTGAACCGTCTTCGCAGTTCCAGATTTGGCGCATAACGCCGTAGAAGATAACCAGCTCACCATCCCGCACAAAAGCTTGTCGGCCTGCCATCTTTGCGGCTAAAGCATCGTTATACTGCTGCTCTGTGATTTCGATGGCATCTTCGACGTGCTCTAGCATTAACGTATCTTCAAAGGCGAAAAACTTCGGTAGTAAAGTTTCTGGATTGTCCATTAGTAAATCCTCTTGTATAAGACTTCACCAAAACTGCGTGGTTTTAAACCACCAGTAATCTGAGATTCGGAAGCTGCACTAGTTATGATGAATCCAGAGATACTTGGGCCAGTTTGCAAGCTAACCCCAGGACTTATACTGTCTATCCTGTACCTGGGTGGCTGGGGTATGTTTTGTGCAATTATTCCTTGCGTTGCGGCAGGTACCGCATATACCCCCATTGTGTTCTTAAGATAAATAGTCTGCCCATTGATAGGGCTTTGCGCTGCTGAAATTACAGCTGTCGAAACTAGCTCTGGCGCACTACCCGCAAGCGTTTGTGATGTTAGCAAACCTGTGTTGTAAGCATCATTGTGCGTCAGTTTTACAAAGCGAAAGCGCGGGTCATTTGTCGGCGGCGGCGTATCGAAGGCCACTTCCATTCCGATTGGAATAGATGCGAATTGGTAGCCCGTGTCGTAGGGTACTATTGTTAAGTCTGTTGGAGTAATACTAGTCCGCTCTAAAATACCAACCTCCGTTGTTCGATTAAACGAATCAGACTGCCTAGTTACTGTCAACGGGTTAGCGTAATGGTCAGTTTTATGCATCCAAAGCTCGAATTTTCTTGAAGATATTTGCTTTGAATAAAACTCAGGGTTGTCCAGACCAAGTGATTTAGGAATGATTATAACGCTCGATTGTCCTGCTCGCTCTGAAAAGATTATATCTGCATAGAAGCGATATAAGCTTCCATAGTCGGACGCACCGAAAACAGAAATAAGCACTGCATCACCGCCGCCGAAAGGGTCTGAAGCTAATTCGCCATCCACAACTGCAATTTTTACCCACGACTCGTTTGGTGTGAAATTTTTCGTTGTAGAAAATGATGTCGGGAGTGACAAGTCCCAAAATAATTCATCATCTGAATGAGGGTCTTTTGCCCCACCATTATCTGGCCCTGACGCAGCGCGGGCGATATAGCGCAAGCCACTGCTAACAACTTCGTGGCCGATGCCGTAGTTAATAAATGGCGACCACTCTTGAGCAGCGTTGTCTGTTTTTACACGCCAATCTGTGATACTCCCATTCGCATTAATCCCCGCCAGCCTTGCAACGTAGTGTTGCTGCTGGTTTTGGTCAACGTAGTCGGTGAGCGGTGTTGCGGAGGCGCGAACGGTGACGATGTTCTGCCACTTTGATAGCACGGTACCCGTGCGAACAACATCGATATACAAACCCGTTGGCTTGGCGCTGATGGTTTGAATGACTTCGTTTTTTAGCTCGGCACGCAAGCCGCCCACGTACACCACACCCGGTGCTACTTTGTATTTGGCTGGGTCTGCTTGCTGGGTGACATCAAAGCCTTGAATGAATGCGGTGTGCCCGTAGTTATCCAAGTTCGCGAGGCGCATATCCTCTTCAATACCCAACAAGCGGGCTTGGTAGTCGATTTGCCACGTTTGCGCATCTACAGTAATGCCTGCTACTTGCGCTGCACCTGTGTATTGCTGCATTAGGTTTTTGGTGCTCGCCATGCCCGCTTCTTTGGTTTCAGTGGCTTTGTGTACCACCATGCCGCAGGAGTTTGGCACGTTTTTATCACGCAGATAGATGGCGTTGAATGTAAACGCGGCCACTGAACCGGGGATCACAACCGAATAGACCAGCGCGTTGTCGCCGAGCTTTCCTACCTGATCGATATCTTGCTGATGCACCCATGTTGATACGGCTGGTAGCCCTTGGTTACGGTCAATCGGCTGGCTTGGGTCAAGGTTTGGGATGTAGGCAAAAATCATCTCGTTCATGTCTGGCGCTTTGCCGACACTGATTTGATTTTGCAGGTACTTTTCAAACTGCAGTGGAATGGCCGTCTGGCTCATGAGTTACCCCCTAAGGTGGCGATAAAGATTTGTTGATGGTGCTCAATCGGCTGAGGCTTGAATTCGATGTGGGTCACTTCTTCCGATTTGGCGTGATAGAGTGCAAAGCTATGGCTGAACTCGCCGTGATAAATGTTCATTTCGCTTGGATAGGTCACTTGAAAGCGATAGCGGCGGCAGGTTCTGCCGTATTGTTCGATCAGCGTTTGTACTAAGCGGCTATTTTGTGAGAGTGAGCTGTCCGTCAGTTCAATCGTGCAAACATCCCACTCTACGGCGCTTTCGCGTTCTTTGAATGACACAATAGCAATGCCCAAGCGTTCAAAGATGCGCTTAAACCCTGCTACGCTGCCTGCGTCTTTTGCGTTAACGGTGGCAAACTTCACCCGCTTGCGAAACAGCCACAACGGCTCACCGTTGAATTGTTTGATGTCTCTATCCCACGCCATCAGGCGCAGAATTTTTTCACTGCAGGTGAGCGCGTCAAACTGTTGAAGCGGGAACAGCAACCAGCCGCGCACTTTGCGCATGAATGCAAACACACCATTGCTGAGAAAATAGGGTTCTATCTTCTCTTCTGAGGTGGTTTCGCCATCCTGCCACCACGGCGTTGGCGTTTGTTCTAGCTCTGGTGCTTTTTTATCCCATTCGCTCATTGTTCCAGCTCCGTGACGGTGAGGGTTTGTAAGCGGGGTTGAGTGAGCAAGCTGATGATGTCGGTTGGTTCACCGTCTACTTTGATGAGTACGGATTCGACGTTCTCCATCTTGCTGTGAATTTCATGGGCGAGCTGCGAAATGCTGAATCGGCTTTCTGGTTTCGCTCTGGTCATTTCTGGATAAGCCGCTGTTTCACGGAATGCGGCACGAATGCGGTTTTCTACTTCCAGCAGTTCATTGATTTTCTGCATCTCATCGAGATTCGCGACAAAGACCACCTGCGCACTGATGCTGTGCTGAGTCTCTGGAATGGCTAAACAAGTCAGCACGTCACCGTGGCCGTGGTGGCCGTCTTGCATGATGTGTTTATTGAGTTGATCAAGCACATGCTGTGGCGTTGCGCCCACTTCCATCAGAATGTAAGCATTCGCGCTACCCGGTGTGATGTGGCCTGTGTTTTCAAAGAAGATGTTATCACTACGGATCCCCGCCACGCTGGCAATCATGGCGCGGTAAACATCGTCGATGTGCCATTCACCCGCACTGGTAAAGGCGTTTTGTAGGCGTAGGGCTAATTCTTCGTCGCTTTCTTGGTCTGCGCCGAGTTGGGTTATCCAATTCGCTTCATTGGTGACAGAGACAATGCCCGATACACCCTGTGGCAGAATGCTGAAATAGCCGGCGGGCAGGTTGTAAGCGGCTCCCGCTTCACTGGCTTCACACAAGACTTTGCCGGAGGCTTGCCCCGCTTTGATCACCGTGGTTTTGATTACGGTGAGTTTGTACACCTTGCCTTCAATCTCTGGCGTTTGAATAATGGTTCCTGCTTCGATACTGGTTTCATCTGCGGCGTTGGCTTTGGTGAAGGTGATTAAGCCTTGGGTGCTCACTGCACCTTTGGGCGTGACGTTGTATTCCCATGCTTTTAGCTCTAGCGCCCAACGTTCCGCCGTACCCACAAAGATGTTGGGCATGACATGCCCTGCTAGCAGTGTGCGGATCATCCACACAGCAGGTGTCACAACGGCAGCGCGAACCCAACGCCAGAATGGCGACATTTGCGAATCGTTGGATAACAAACTACCCGATGCTGTTACGTCTGCTTTGAGCGCGGCCTCGAAGGCATCCTCAGTAACGGGTACGCCCGATTCTGAGAGTATTTCGACAAAGTCGGCCTGCGGTCTTTTGCTCATGCGATCACCTCGGTGCTGATGGGTTGCTCGTAGTCGTATGCGTTGGCAGTGAGTAGGATGTTTCCTGCTTCGCTTTCGGTGGCTTTCGCCGTGCCGGGAATAATGCGGTTATCCAACTCGGCTTTTTGTTCGATTTGCAGCAATACGTCCGCACGTAAAATGGGGTTACGTTCTGCCACTAATTTGCGTGCCAGCCCGCTTTCCATGATTGCGTGCTTAATGTCCTGCGCGATGCTGTAAAGGTCGCTGCATTGGGTTGGCTGCGCTCCGGCGTCTATCTTCCAGCCGCCGTCGATTACTTTGATATCGATATAGCGTTTATCCGGCATTGAGTTCATCCCATTCTGCAAGCTGTTCTGGTGTCATGCCGCCTTGTGGCGTGATGTAAACATCACCGTACTGGCGCACGTTATTGGTTGTGCGGCTTTCGCTGCTGTTGAGGTTGTTCACCATGTTTTTGGATAGCTGCGGGGTGTTCTCTGGCCGTTTGTAGTCGATGAGTGTGCTATCCATGCTTGGGCGCGAGGCTTCAAGCGCCGCGACATCTGGCAGTACAGGAACGGCTTTTGCGATGGCGGGTTGGGTTTCTGGTACTGGCACATCGGGCAGTTCTCCGGCACGCCATTCGATGTTGATGCCGGGGATCATGTTGAGCATTTCAATCACGCCATCTATGGCGGCGGCGATGATTTTGAACCAAGTGGTATCCGCAAAAGAGGCTTTGATTTCGTCCCACCAGTAAATCATTGCGCCGACTGCAGCCACTAAAGCTACGATGCCCGCGATAATCCATGTGATTGGGTTTGCCCACAGCGCGGCGTTGAATAACCATGTGGCGGCGGTCATGGCAATGGTGCTAATGCGCAGCACTTTGAATACTCCGCTCAGTACCGCTGTGGTCACTGCCCAGCCACCTGCCATCATTTTGGCTATTCCCATCACGAGCGAGAGAGAGGCAACCACACCGCCCAGCGATAGCGCACCAATGGCGGCATAACTGAGCACTTCGGTTAGCACGGGATATTCGCTGGTCATGGACGTGAGCCACATGAGGCCATCGGCGATGCTGCCTGTGACGGCGTTGAAGGCAGGTAAAACCATGCTGAATGCCGCAGCTCGAATGGCGAACCATGAAGCTTCTAAGCGTTGGGATTGATCGGTCATGGCTGCGGCCATCTGTTCCGCTTTCCCCATACCTTTGGTTTGTCCTAAGCTGTCGATACTGGCTGCAAGCCCTTGCGTGTCAGCCATCAGTAATTTGATTAAGCTGACCGCCTCATCAGAACCAAAGGCTTTTTTCAGTTCGTCAGATTCGGCCACGTCTAGTGTATCGCCGAACTTGCCTTGAAGTTTTTCGAGGATATCGAGCATAGGCAACATTTTGCCTTGAGCATCCACAAACGAGAGATTGAGTTTATCTTGTGCACCACCGACACCCGCAAGGAAGGCTTTGTATTTGGTACCCGCTTCGCTTCCGCTCATCGTTGATTGCAAAGTACCTAAAATCGCCATCTGTTCTGACATGGCGATACCTGCTGCGGTCGCGTTCGCGCCAACGCTGGTAAATGCGCTGCTCATCTCCATACCTGTGGTTTTAAACATTTGCACGGCGCTGGCCGTCATGCCTGCCACATCTTCAACCCATGCGGCCTTGCCCATTTCCTCAGCTTGATTTTTGAAGATGCCGTACATGGTACCCATGTAACTGGTGATGGTTGCAGTATCTGCTTTGGTTGCAGCAGCGAGCACACCGGATGCTTTAGTGAACTGTGAGAGTTCTTCACCTGTTAAGCCCGCGATTGCAGATTGAATATCGTAGGATGCTCCGACAAATTCGGTCGCAGACTTTCCATAGTCTGAGGCAAATTCGAGCGCGGTTTGTTGTAGCTGCTTTAGTGCTTCATCGGTCACGCCCAGTGATTTCACTTCACCGAGTTTTCGATCCATTTCAATGGCGGGCATCAACGCATTTTGAATGGCAACGCCTGTCGCCCACAAGCCAGCACCACCCTTTGCAGCCTGTTCCATGCCTTTTTCAGCGGCACTCATAGCTCCATTAATTTCATTGGTGATTCCTGCTAGGGGCTTGGTAACTTGGTCAACTAACCCGATTACCATCATCAGTTTTTCATCCATTCGGTTACCATTTAACGTTTAAACAGCTTCGAGATTGCGGACATCACCGCATGTTCGGTGCGATCTTTCTCTAATTTATCCAGCCACAGTGCGCGGGCGAGGCTTTGCGGGTCATCATCTTCATTGGGTAGGTAATGACGCCGCAAAATGAGCGCTTGTTCGATGCCGTTCTCTTCAATGCGCTCTACCCGCTCTTTTAGTTTTTTAGGGTGATGGTGATGCCGCCTTTTGAGGCTTCATACACTTTGCCAAATAGCTCGATGATTAATCCCGGCACGGTGTTCATCAGCTCCACCAGTTCTTCTTTTTGTTCTTTATCCACGGTGCGCTCTAGGTAAGTGCGGGCTGGCTCAACTTTGTTGTCACCGGATACTCCGTTCACATAGTTGTTGGCATCGGCCACGCTTGGCGCGAATTTAAAGTCGGTACCATTAATGCCAACGGTGACGGTTTTGGTTGTGAAAACAGGTTTAGTCATTGTGTTTCTCTCTCTGTTGGTTGTTCGCGCTGTGCGCGCCAGTTCAAATAGTCTTCAATTTGTTGATTGCACTCTTTGAGTGCTTGCTTTAGGCGTGGAATGTCTTCGCTGACGACTTCTGGCCATGTGCCTTGCACGCTCGGTTTGTTGCAGGGCACGAGCATTCCCGCCGGAGGTAATCGAAAGATCACCTGTGTTGAAACGGTTTCAGTACGGTTCGCGCAGCCGCTGAGTAACAGCATCAGGAATGTGGCATTCAATACCTGCCATTTGCGCTTTAAGCTTTGCGATGTCGTCATTTAATTTCGCCTCGCTTTGGTTTCGTTCCTGCTGCCTTTTCACCATCAGTGCATTGTGTTCTGCGGCTTCCCCTTTCAGGGTGGCGATGGTGGTTAAATTGCTTTGGTTAGCTGCCTGCGCTTGGCTGAGTTTTTCACTCAGCGTGATTTGTTCGGCTTGGCTGGCTTTGAGCTGTAACCCTAAAACTAGGATGGTGATCAGCAATGCCGCTAAGCCGATGGCTTTAATCCAGTGCCATGCAGCGTTCATATTCCACATTCCGTCGAATGATTAATCCCGGCTGTTTTACTCCGCCGCCATACACCCAGCGTTTGAGCTCTGCACAGGCTTGCGGGTAGTTCCCCTCAAGGCTTAACCGATAAATCTGCGTTGCTGTGCGGTTGCTGTTGCGTTTGTAGCGCTGGCACCCGGTGTTAAAGGCAAAGGAGGTGAACGCATCGAACTGGCCTTGTGTCATGGGTTTGCCTGAGGCGCGTTCGACACTTTCCACGCAGCGTTCTGCTTCTTGCAGGTTCCTCACCCAATCTTTGGCGACTTGCTCAAGGCTTACGGGGTTATCGGGCACGCCGTGAGTGTTGCCCACGCCGTTGGTCACTAAACCGGATGGGCAGGTGTACGGGTCTAAACGACACCCTTCTGCATTGCCTGTCATTTCTAGCCCTTTTGGGCTGATGCGTAGTTCACCAAGGGCTTGGCCTTCGATCACCACTTGACCAACTGGCTGTACGTATTCTTGGCCGACTATCGCCCCGCCCGTGATAAGGCTGATCACGGCGGCGACTGAGCACCAAATTTTTTTAGTTATTTTCATTGAGGTAGATTCCTCGTTCTTTGGCGATTTTCTGCATCGCGCGTTTATGCCAAATATTGGCGACTAGGGCAGTGACACCCACAAAGATGGATATCCACTGTTCAATACTGAGTAAGCCGAGGAACACACCGAGCCCTGACATCAGATAAGCGATATAGGAGGTGAGCTTTTCAAACCACTCTTGAAACCATTGGTTCTGTAACCATTGATTCATCGTTGCTCCTTTGCGGCCTGACAGGGGGTGCAATACTGACACCCCTTTACTTTTTCTTGCCGCTCTTTGGGGATTGGGTCGTCACATTCCAAACAGTGGGTGCGGCTAGGCAAGTAGGCTGTTTGCATTGCCCTTGCTCTGTGGTTAGCCAGCGCCATTTGTTGGAATTTGGCTTCCGTTTTTGCGGCATCGTCGATGACATCCATAACCGCCCTTACCGCTAGTTGATCAGGCCGCGAGTATCATCTTTCGATAGATACGGCACGCCGTTAATGCGAACAAACAGCGGGCTTGTGACAAAGCCTTTTAGCTTGCGGGTGGATTTATCGCTGCTTTCTGGGTCAATGCTGAGGATGTCTGCCAGCACGAACTTGACGCCGAAGAGTTCCACCTTGTCTTCGTCTTGGCCGTTGTTGGCGTAAAACATCATGTCGTCAGGTTTGATCCCGCGATAGCTGCCCGCTCGACGGGCGGCTTTGTGTATTTTTTTGAACTGGTTGAGGTCGAGTTCTACTTCAACATCACAGCTCACTTTGCCGTCGGTATAGCCATCGGTGACGCCGCGGGTATATGCCGCTTCGCTTTCATCGTTGATGGTTGCGGTGGCGCTTTTTACATGGACGAATTCGCCAAATAGCGTGGTGTCAAAGTTGCGGCCTGAGAAACGTGCGTTGCTCATTAGTAATCCCCTTGTTTAACGGAAATGGCGATGGTGATTTTCACCGGGCATTCGTAGGGCTGAACGCTCATGTAGATTTCCACATCGGTGCTGTTTACCCATTTGATTTGGATGTCTTCATCCTCTGGTGGGTAGATTTCCCCCGGCACGCCCGTGAGTGCCATGGTGCGCAAATCTTGGGTGAAATAGAGCTTTGCAGCGGCGATGCTCTGCGGCGTTGAGTTGAGTGTGCGGTCAGCAATGCGGGCAATGGCACGAATACGCACTTTGCGGGCGGCTTTCATCGCGACACGAATGTGGCGGATATCTTGGTAATCACCACCTGGCACATCGAGTGTGCGGCCAGTTGTCCAGTATTGACCTGGGTAATCTGGGTACCACATCGGCACGGCGATACGGTTTGACTCCAGAGCTTTTAGGGTGGCGAGGTCTAGGGCTTTTCCGGCTTTGTCTTTCATCAGCTCGGTGTTACCTAACACGCTTCCGGTTTGCACTCGTGCCGGTGAATCTGCGATGGAAACTTCTTTATTCGCGAGACGACCAGCGTATTTGCCGAGTGTGTCACCTGCTGCATGTACATTCGGCACAACGGAAATGTATTCACTCGCCACATCTTTTGGGATGTCGACCGTGTCGGCTAACCACTCTGACCATGTTTGGCCGTTGGTTGGGTCGTTGTTGATGGCGGGCAGTTGGCACAGTACGCCGACTTCACGGCCTAAGCTGTTTTTCAGCTCGGTGCGCAGGGTGATGGCATCTTCGATCATGGCTTTGGTTTCGGCATCAAAGCCAAGCACAACGAATTCGAAGCTAGAGACTTCATTGGCTTTTTTGACAGCGTCTTGCCAGTTGTCTTCTTCGCTGAGGATCATCACGCCCGCTGTCCATGCCTGTTTGCCGTTAAGCTGGGCGGCTTTGACAATGGCAAGCCCTTCGGCGCTGGCTTCGGCTAACACGTCATCAAGGTCTGAGGTTGAATCGACCATGATTAGGTTGCGAACTTCACCGGAAACGGTGCCGCGAATGACGAATAGGAAGTGGCACTCGATATCGGCAATCGGGCCATTCATCAGGTTTAAGATTTTGATAATAACGGTAGGCCATGCCATGTTATTTGCTCCTGTTGCGCTTGAGTTCCCGTTTAATCATGATTGCCAGCCGTTTAGGGCTGATTCCGATTAATCGGCGTTCCGGTCTTCCTACTTTCCAATCCCGTGCTGGGGTTTTGTTTTCCAGCTCTTGAATGGTTTTTGCCGCTTCGCCCACTGTCATGTTTTCTCGTATCCATGCCAGAGTGGGCTTTTTGCCTCTTTTCTGTCGCCCCTGAGGCTTGAGGCGGTAATCGAGATCGCGCAGCGCTTTGGCTTGCTCTCGGGTGGCTGGGTCTGTCTTTCGCGGCTCATTTTGCTGCTTGGCTTGCCGCTTTCTGGCGGATAGCCCACTTTCTTGCGCGATACCGTGGTGATGTTCGTAAGCGACTCGACCACGGGCGGAAGGCCAGCCCACCACTAAGGTGCGGTTGTTATCACGCTGAAAGTGTTTGAGCTTTTGAGTAAAGCCTTTCAGCAGCTTGCCGCGCCCTCGTTTTCGTTTTGCCCATGCGCTCCCATCAGGATCACGCTGTGCTCGTATGTTTTTGCGCGTGGTTTTGGCAATTTGAGCACCAATTCTGCGCAGCATTTTGTCACGGGTTTTTCTGTCTAATCCCAGCAGTTCGAGTTGTTCCATTACGCGCAGGTAACTGCGGTCTTCGGCTTTAATCTCGAACATTGGCGACCACATCCAGTAGGTTTTCAGCTACCCAAACTGGGTATTCTTCAATGTTCCAGCGCTTGTTCTGCCAATAAATGAGGCCGCTCTCGGCTTCAACGAGTTTGATCGGCTCTTCGAAATTGACTTGAATCAGCACTTCGGCGCTGTCTTCATCTTCCACAACGACGTCAATCACTGGGTCTTTCAGTTCGCCGAGCTGATCTTCACGGTCTGCATCGTTATCCATTAGCCATGCGGCTACGTTGGCGAACAGTACCGCTGGGTCATACTTTTTGAACGGCAAGCGGTCGATTTGAAATTCAGCGAGATAACGTTGCTGGCAAATCTCGATGCCGTTGCCCATATGGCGTGGGGTTAGAATGAGTTCGATGTTTCCCATCTCGGCATCAAGTCGCTGGGCAATGTGTTTGCCGACACACATTTCGATGTGTGCTTTCAGTGCCTGCATTTTGTAGCCCACGCGATAACTCATATCAGCTCCACGCTTGCGCGATTCTTGCCGAGCATATTGCGGATGATGCGTTCACTTTCGGCCAGCAGTTCGTTTTTGGTTTCTTGTGATCGCTCAGCGAGGTGATCACCTTCTTTTTTCTGGCTGACGGTGGCGAAATCGGGCAGCAAATCGGCTTTTGCCCGAGCAAACACGGCGCTTTGGTACTGAATGACGATGAGGTTCTTATCATTCACTTTTGGAAACGCTGGCACGTCTGCTGCGCTGGCATGGCCTGCAGCGATGTACTTGGCTTTCAAATCACTCAGTTGCAGGTTTACCGATGCGATGGCATTAACCACAGCGTGAGCGATGCGCTCATCGTCTTGCGCGGCTGGCGTTCCACGCAGGCGTTCGAAATCTCCTGCGTTGATGTTTGGCCAGAATCCATCGTTCTCGATGGTGGTATCCTGAAAGCTGGTGTTGCTGGCTGTGAACATGCGTTTCTCTCTAAATAGGTGCGCTCTAGCCACTGGGTCGACGGTATAGCAATGAACCACGCGGGTTATTGCAACCTCGCCAGCCGAGCGCGGCGGCGTAGGAGCTTTACAAATTCTTGCCTTCGTTGATCGCGTTGATACGCATATCAATCTGGTCAATCTTGGTTTTCACCATAATTCTGTTGTACTTTTCATGGGCGGTGAGCAGTAAGGCTTTGGCCTTTTGCAACCGTTCCAGATCACCAATTGAACTTGGCTTTGGTTCGCCTTTTTCGTTCATCAGCAGGCCGTAACCCGCGAACTTGTACCATTTAGCTTCAAGCTTCTCTGGCAACTTCCACTCTTTATCGATTTTCTCGAATACACGGGAGAAGTAAGGCTCGATGGAGTGGCCATTAGGTAGCTGTTGCTCTGCCCATTTGAGTACTTCATCCGCGCAAATAACTGCCCAGCTTGAGCGTTTAAAGTTTTCCGGCGTGGGCAGGTTTAACTCGATGGCTTTGAATAGCCATTCCACGGCGGTTTCCAGATCACCGATGTCGAATAACCAAACGATGAGATCTGTAAAAATGGGGTTTTGATAGCTTTCCCCAGCAGCGAGGTATTTTTCAGCCAGTGGTTTGTATTTCGGGATCAGCACATCACGTTTGTGGTTGACCTTTTCCGAAATTTGCACAAAGCCTTTCAGCACTTGCTTATCTTGCTCAAACTCAACTAAGCGAAGGTGCAAGCTGTCGAGGCTTTCCGCAGCAGCGGCATGAGCTGCCGCTGCTGGGGTGGCTAATACTGCCAATTTATGGCGTGCTGCTGGGGATAAGCTCATCAGTTACGCTCCGACCTATGGTTTAGGGCCGATGTGGACTTTTTCTGGGTTGTAAGCGGCGAACGCTTCCAACACACCCACTGCGTAACCTTCCATGCGCCAGTATGCGTTTTCGAACTGCTTGCGATCAGATTCGTGTTTCGCTTTACGTTGCGCTGTGCCGTGCTGAGTCAATACCTGTAGGTTTTCCGGAATGGTCACGACCATGGCGTTGTCTGGCAGGAATGGCGGCACGTAAGCGGGACGGCCAGCGATGGTTTTATCGAGCTTTTGAGCGGCGATTTGTTCGCTAGGTTTGTCCGCTTTGTCGTACAGCTTGGCTTGAGCGGCACCGATCAGCCCTGAACCGACGAACACGGTTAAGCGTGGGTCGTTGCGGAACATGGGGTGAATTTGGTTGTTGATGATGTCTGATGCCATCGCGTCTAGCGTGCGGTAGTCGCCGTTGGTTTCATCGAAGTAGACATCGACATCGACGACTTGTGAGGCTTTGCGGTTTTTCACAAACGCAATCCAGCCTTCGTTGACATCTTGGCCTAGTGGGTTGGCGCTTGGGTCTGTATCTGCTTCGGCTGAAACACCATTCCAACCAATACGCATGATGTCGAGTGCGAACATTTGGTTAGAAAATTCAGTCAGGTGCTTCATGAACTGATCGCGGCCACCTTGGTTCGCCCACTGGCAGAGCATTGCCCAAGTGATGGCGGCACAAGAATCGGTTTCCGCGAGTTTGTATTTGTGACCACCTACGCCCACTTGCTTGGTGAAACGGCCACCCGCTTTACGGCCTGTGTAAAGACCGGACACACCTACATCGACCACTTGACCTTCGATTTGGTCAACGGTGGTCACGGTGATCATTTTCAGAAACTCGGCAGACTCGGTAATGGCTGCGCGAAGTTTGGTTTCCAACTGCGGTGATACATTGAATAGTTCTGCTACGTTCGATACGCCGTAGCTTTTCGCCAATTGCTGAGCGAAGTTATCCATGTATTCACGGGCGGATTGAGTAAGAATCTGCGACATTACGCGATGCTCCTAGTTACTGTGATGGGTTCGCGGTTAAACAGGCATGTAGCCTTCGCCGCCACCTGATTTATCTGCGCCTTGGCCATCAGGCCCCGTTTGGCTCAGTTGCGTGAATTTGGTTTCGAGATCGGCTTGCTTTTGAGCGATGCTATCAAGCGTTTCTGTGAGCTTGCTGAACTGCTCAGGAGTCATGCCGTTCGTTTCCTTGTCCTTGCCATCACCTTCGGGTTCTTCACCTTTGGTTTCTGGCTTTTGGGCGGAGAAGGTATTGAACTTGCTTTCAAGCTCGTTTTGCTTAGTCGCAATACCGTTAATAGCGCCCATCATTTGGTCGAACTGTTCTTGCTTCATGGGTTCTTCGTCCTCTGATTGAGGTTGGTTGGTTTCGTTTGGCTGTTCACGATTAAAGAAGCTTCTGCACATGGCAAAGAATTTCGAGAATTCAGCGTTTTGGCTGTAGAACGGAGTCAAGTCCCATTCTTCCAACGCGCTACACTCCAATTCCGTGTATTGACCTTGAACGCGAGAAAAGCGAAGGCGAGTTGTACCCGATGATGCTGGGGAGTCAGTCACAGCTAGGCCAAGCAAGTAACAACGTCCTTCTTTTTTGTAATCCGGTTCTGGTTCGATTGATGAGAAGAGCTTTTGACCGTCTTTATTGGCTTCAAGCAGATAATGATTTGGCGTTAACTTGGCAAAAAGTCGCAGTTTGTCTTTGAATTTTCCTGCTTTTAGCTCTTCAACTTCACCCCAGTTTTTACCCTCAAATACCGCCCAAGCACTTCGATAATGCTCAGGCCAGATTAGAGCTTTGTACTCTTCTGGGTCATACAGTTCTGCCATGTCATTAATCCAGCTTTCGCTGATGACTCTTCCATCAGAAACTGTTGTTCCTGCTGTGGCGACTATTACCCAATCACTGGTTTTTGGCATGGGGTGAACACTCTTGGTTATTGCTGAATCTCGTTAATGTGTCGCCACCATACGCCGTAAAAAGTTGGCTTTCAGCAAGCAGTGTTCGGGTGAATTCGGATATGGGGTTATATCCGAAATTGGCGGAATTTTTGTAGGCGAATCAGGGTGTTTTCGCGGCGTATGATGCGCTCATGGCATACTCTCCCGAAATCCGACAAGCCGCCCGTGCCCTCTATTTGAAGGCATGGACGCCACGCGAAATCGCCGACGAATTGAATCTGAACAGTGACCGAATTATTTACTACTGGGCGGATAAGTTTGGTTGGCGCGATATGTTGCGTGAACAAACGATTGATGAAGCTATCGCGAATCGTATTCAAACGCTGCTTGAGGTAGAGAACCCAAGTAAACCGCAGTTGGATATGCTCGATCGGCTGATTAATCATCACGTCAAACTTAAGAAGCTGCGCGCTACTGAGCAACCGACTCAGCCCAATGAAGCTGGTACAGTTTCGGCGCAAAGTGGTGCACATAATAGCAAAAGTGGTTCACCTAAGGCCGAATCTGGCACACAAACGGGCGATTCTGGTAAACAATCTGCGCCCAGTGGTAAACGTAAGAAAGTTAAGAATGATGTTAGTGAGATCACCGAGGCCGATTTTAAGCTGTGGCATGACTCGCTGTTTGCCTATCAGCACACGATGCGTAACAACCTGCACCAGCGGACACGTAACATTCTCAAGTCTCGCCAAATTGGCGCAACCTATTACTTTGCAGGTGAAGCGTTAGAACAGGCGATTCTCACGGGCGATAACCAGATATTTCTCT